TATAGATCGTGGCTTGGTGGTTATTAACGAAAAGGATTACCTGTCTATAGAAGGTATGGCATCCAATATCATTCCAGAAGCGGATATGTATTTGAATGGCGACAATAAAATACCAGAAGCATCTTTTTATTGGTACGAAGACGACGTGCTTTGCAAATGCAGACCAGACGTTATCTGTTCTCCGCAAGGACCGCACCAGGACTTTGAGATTGTAGCGGTGGATTACAAGACCACGTTCAGTTGCAGTCCAGAATTGTTTCTAGAGTCTGTATTGAAGTACGGCTACGACCAACAAGCCGCTTGGTACAGAAGAGGATTGGAAGCCGCAGGCTACCGAGTCAAAGAGTTTGTATTCGTAGCGCAAGAAAAGAAAGAACCGTACGCGAGTAAAGTATTTTTAATAACGGAAAAGCAAATGGACAAAGCCTGGATACAAATGTCTGCAAGCTTAGAGTCGTATAAGAAGTATCTTAAAGGAACTAAGCCTACCATTCATAACAGTCCGAATATTGTTACACTTGATTTAGATGGCCAAGATTAATTCAAGAAACAAAGGCGCTCAGTTTGAGCGTGATATAGCTAAGATCCTTAACGAGTTCTTTATTGAAGAGGGTATTGATTACCAGACCAAACGCAATCTGGATCAATACCAACAGAAGGATCAATGTGATTTGGAAATGCCGTTCTTTGCAATAGAATGTAAGTTCTATAAAGAAGGCGATCTTTTGCGTCCTGCCTGGTGGGAACAAGTGTGCAAGGCTAGTGACGGCAAAATACCCGCGTTGATTTACAAATTTAACCGCAGACCCATTCGGGTTTGCGTCCCTTTATCGGCTATTAATTTGGATTGGGTAGTGGACCATTCTAAGGTGGCTGTATTGTCTATGGATGATTTCTTATCTGTCTTAGCAAGCAATTGGAAGCTGTACTCTAAATAAAAATGCTAGGTTGAGCGTTTGCTCTTAGCGACTCCTAGCGTAGCCGACGTGGTCAAAGTGAAGGTTTGCTTGGGACAGACGTTTCACTTTGGGGAGACTCACCCATACTAGGCGGAAGATCAGCAGCTTTCGGAGCTGATTGTCTTACTAGCGGTTTGTATCCAACGATCTTATTGGTATCACCGTAATCTGAATCAGCTTCCGCTTCTTCAACAGCCAACGATACAATAAATGCTTTACCGTGTAGATCGTGTGCGCTTTTAGGTGGATTGTCGTTACCAAAGCCTAACGCTTTGCACAATCTGGCCCAATCCGCTTTTGCATACCCAAGATACGTTGGGTTATCTTGCCATAACATGAATGGTTTACGAACCATCATACCTGCGTATTTATCGCCTGTAATTTCTAGTTCAAGCCATATCATGTCGTTACCCGCTTGCGATTTCTTTTTCTCGCAAGTTGTAACCTGACAAGGGTAATCCCCTTTAGGCATAGCGGTATTATCATTACCCGCATCATCTACATTAAAATCAAATCCTTCAAAATCACTCATTCTGCACCTCCTGCAAATCCAAGTTTATTAATTACATCAGTCAAGTTCGGACTTTCAAACTCTTCCAATTTACCAGAACGATCTTTGGCAATATATCCTTGCCCAAGTCTCGTTTGTAACCAACGAGAGGTTACTCTTTTGCCTTCTTCATTCTCATCTTCAAATGAACGCATCACCAGGACTTCATCAAAGAAGTACGGGATTTGCGTGGGCAGCTTTGCCCCAACCATCATCGGTTGATAATGAAACATGCCAGAAGATTCATCGCGTTCCCTACTTTGTTTGGCGATGAATACCACGTGCAACGGCAGATCTCTAAATCTACGCATCGTCTTAATCATCACTTCGATGACCTCGCCGTACGCACGTCTAGGATCTTTACTTTTTGCTTTCTCTTGAGACAACAAAATCTCAGACATTTCAGTGACACTATCTAAACAGACAGTATCGTAGTCTAAGGTTCCGTCTTCTAAGAGTTGAGCAATCTCTTCTATCTCTGATGCTTCCTTAACTTCAATAGCCGTTAAGTTTGTAGCGTCTTTGATAGACAATAAACCACTCTCCATGCTGACAACCAAGGTCTTACCTGGTGCTGTCTGACAGAGGGTAGTTTTTCCGACCCCACTCTCGCCGTAGACCAACAGCTTCGCGCCTTGTTGTTCTACTAACTCGTTGGGACTTTTGATACGATTTAAAATTTTATCGTTCATATTACTTTCTCCACTTGTTAACAAAATTGTTTTCAGTTACTATATGTTGAAAACAAAAGTTAACCTATTGTAAACATGAACAAAGCAAAAAACAAGAACCAATGGAAGATTAATTATCTTTACCGACAACAACAACTATTGGAGAAGGACCTGATGACTTTATATCAAGAAGGTCTAAAACCAGAATATAAGGAGAGAGAAGTGGAACGTATTACGCTAAAACAGTACATAGAATTTATAGGTATAGAACCAGCAGCAGAATTATTTGATTGCTCGTCTGCGTCAACAAAAGCCTGGAGATATGGCCTAAGACAGCCTTCAATAGAACAAGCCAAAAAAATCATCCAAGCATCCAAAGGTAAGTTGGATTTTGAATCAATCTTTGGTCCAATCGAAGAGTCTGCTAAGACAAAGAAAGCGGTTGAATAGTGTTAGACGTCAAAGCATCTGCGCAGGATTCTGCGTTGGAGCTTGCTCTTGCTTATGCGGAAAGTGGTTACAGTCCCGTACCATTACTAAGACATAATAAAGTACCCCCTAAAGAACTGGGGAGCTGGCAACAGTTCAAAGAGCGACAACCGACAACAGAAGAAATAACTCGGTGGTTTAAGAACCGCAACGATTTAGTTGTGGCTTTAATCTGCGGTAAATTCATAGTGGTGGACGCAGACACCCCAGAAGCCTGTATATGGGCAGAGGAAAATTTACCCAACACTCCTTGCAAAGTGGTTACAGGCAAGGGCATGCACTATTACTACAACAACCCAGAAAACTACACCACCTACGTAGCCAGAAGAACCGAGACGTCAGATCCTGCAAAGCTTATTGATATAAGAGGAGTGGGTGGTTTAATTATTGCGCCTTACAATATTCACGCCACAGGAGCCATTTACGAACCTAAGTTCATAGACGGTTGGGATTGGCACAACACAAGCGATTTACCAAATCTAACCAAAGAACATTGGGTAATGATTACGGGTGCTGAAAAGTTAAATGGCAAGGCCATTACTTCTCCGTTTTCAATGGAAGGTGTGGTTGCGGGAAGCCGTAACGACAACGCCGCTCGATTAGCAGGTAACTTAATAGCAAAGAACGTCAGTATAGAAATGGTTGAATTCTTTGTTCAATCTTGGAATCAACAGAACAAACCGCCCTTACCAAGATCAGAAATATCCACTACAGTTAACTCTATATTAAAGACCCACGAAAGGAAGAACCAACAGGCTCCTGCTTTTATACAGAGAAAGTACAACGTGAACGAACCAAGCGATTTATACAACCCTCCAGGTATTGTAAAAGATATTTTTGAATACTCGGAAACAATAGCGCAGATACAACAACCTGCGTTATCAATGCAGACCGCGTTGGCTTTAGGTTCAGTAGCGTTGGGAAGAATGTACCGAACCGACATGAATAACTTCAGCTCCATGTTCTTTATGTGTATTGCTAAATCAGGACAAGGAAAAGAAAACGTAAAGACGGTTATGGAATCCGTATTGGACGGAGCAGGACATGGGGAGATATTGGCGGGAGACGGTTACACTTCAAGCGGTGCGGTTTACAGCTTACTAAGACATAAGCCAACACACATTACGGTAATGGACGAATTCGGTAAAAGATTGGAAAGTATATCCAAAGCATCCAATTCTAATAAAGAGGACGCTTTACAGGTCCTTATGGAGACGTGGGGTCGTTGTCACGGCACGATCAGACCAGACAACTACTCTATGATGACTTTAACCCAAAAACAGCAACAAGAGGCTCTGGATCGCTCTACAATTAAACCTGCTATTACGTTGATTGGTATGTCCGTTCCCAGAAACTTTTACGGCGCTTTATCAACAGGTCGTATCGTGGACGGATTTTTAAATCGTTTTATAGTCGTTGAATCTAAGTTGCCAAGAGTCGTGGGCAGAATGGTACCATTCGTGGAACCTTCACACGCCATATTGGAATGGGTGCGTAAGGTAAGAGAAACCAAGAATGAAATGGAGCAGATAGCCAGAGACAACTCAGAAGTGGACTTTAAGCAACGCCTGGTTAACTTTGACGATGAATCTAAGGCGTTACTCAATAAACTGGCTTACGAGTTAGTGGATCAACAAAACAAATTAGAGAAAGACGGATTAGAAGTGTTGTTGTCCAGAACCAGAGAAAAAGCGATGCGTCTGGCTTTGATATGCGCACTTGCTGACAATCCTCACACCAATACGATTAAAGGCGATATAACCAAGTGGGCAATAGATTACGTCTACTACTACGATCAAGTAATGGTAGCCACGTGTGAAGACAAGGTAGCAGGTTCTGAAATGGAAAGCCGTATCAAGCAAGTTCTTAGCTTTATAAGGACGCAAGGGGAAATGGGTATCAGTCGTCGAGATATAGACAGACGAGAGTTATTCAGATCAATGAAGTCTTTTGAAGTAAAAGAAATCATCAATCGCTTAATGAACGCGGGAGAAATACAAGAGAAAGACGTAAGAGTAAAAGCAACAGGGCGACCAATGAAAAGAATAGTCGCAATAGATCCTAATTTTTTCGATGATTAAAGAAACAAAACAAATGATGTATGAATTAACAACGGTATGGTTTTATTTATTAATAGGGATAGTGGTGCTGTCGATAACAGCAGCTTCCATTCCTTTTATAGCTTTAGGCCGTTTGACTCAGCATATTTATGAAGGAGTTACAAATGAACGCGAAACCGAAAATGGAAACGATCAGCGATCAAAAGCGCGAAGAGCGTGTCGCTGGATTTATAGAAGGACTCTGGGGCGTAAGGTGTCATAAGCTACCAGTCAGTTACGGCCTAGATTATTGGTGCGAGAGCAAAGAGTCTTCGTTCTGGTTAGAAGTTAAATGCCGTAGCTTTGGTATTAATAAGTACGACACTTTGTTACTGAGCGCATCTAAGTTACGTATGGGAGCTGCGTTGTCTTTAGCAACCAATCAACCATTCGTTTTGGTGTTTGCGATGACGGACAGCGTGTATTCACACACTTGGGACAGAACCAAAGTCTACGACGTACGTTTCGGTACAATAGCTGAACCGCAACTGCCAGAGGATTCAGAGCCGTACATACATTTAAGTAAAGATGAATTGGTTTGTCTGTCAGACCACGCGTTAGGATTTGATCGGGAAGAGTTGGGGTTAACTTAAACCAGTCCTGCTATCCCTTGGTTCTGTCTACGGTTTGCTATATCTTCGTTAGCAATAGAGCCACCCAATAAACTTCTGCTAATACCTGCTGTTCTTGGCGGTGGTGCAATAGGATTAATTTTTGGTATTTCAAGTCCCCTACTAAGCGGTTTAGCCACTTGGTCAATTACTTGTCTTGCTTGATCTTGAAATCCTTCTGCTTGTCCTAAAACTCCAGAATCTTGCAAATTTCTTTTTATGCCTTCTGATGCCTCAGTAGATTTTTGTCCTAGAGCAGAAAAACCTGACAAACGTATGGCCTTTTCAAAAGCGTCCACCACTTCCCCCATTGCACTTTTATCCGTTCTTGCCAACATACTGACAATTCTTGGATTAGCAAACAACGTTTTGTAAACCGTTAACGTTACAACTGTAGGCAAAAGATTGAAATTAAAGAACCCTGCTGCAAGAGTACCAGCTACGATAGAACCCGCTCCAGTTTTTTCTGCTCCTGATACGGTTACATTTAACGCTCTTGAAAATCCTTTTAACGATTGTTGCAAGTCTTTACCAAACATCGCTTCTAATGTTTCGTCTCCGTACGAATCTAATGCTTTCTGAAAATTTCCAGGTTTAAATATTTCTGCTAAATCACTTCCACCACCAGGTATGCCTTTTTTAATTAATTGCTCTAAAGCTTCGTCTTGTATGTTTAAGAAAGCTTCTTCAGAAACTTGATTCCTAACTTGGTTAATTGAAACTGCGCTGTTAGGTCTAAAAACTACTTGGGCAATGGTTTCTGGCGTTGCTCCTTCTACGTTGGTTAATATTTTGGACTGTTCAAATTTAAGTACTTCATCACTTGCTTTAGCTTTGGATTCTAAAGTATCTAAAAATTTGTTAAATCCTGGACCAAACTCTCCGTTTGGATTTAATCTTATATCATCTGCCAGTTTTATTATTTCTTCAGGTTTTAATTTAGGACTGTACTTGTTAAATTGATTTAGTGTTGCAATCATTTGCCCGTAATTTTCTCCAAGCAAAGGTTTTAACGCAGCGTCGTATTTGGTTATTTCTCTAACGTATCTTGTAGGATTAAAAACTCCTGTTACTGGATCGGTAGCTGTCTTAACGGAATCGGCAAATAACTTTCTGGTTAAATCTGCTCTAAGGTGTTCTGCTTGCGCCAAACCTTTTTGCGGTCCTGCTATTCCTTCTCGCAAACCACCTCTAGTTACTGCATCAAGTACGTTTCGCATGCCAGTTGAATCAGCCTTTAATAATATTTGTTCGTATATATCATCCGAGTGTTTTCCTTTTGGTCCTTCCGTAACAATCTTTTGAACAATGCTTCTGTTAAAAGGAACCATGTCTTCAAAATATTGTGTATTGATGTCTCTTAGTCTTTGTACCGTATCCGTTACTACTTTTTTTTGTGGTGAACTTAAAAAAGCAGTTTCACCTGAAACCAATAAATTATTTGGAGCATCTGTAATTTGTTCGTCAACTTTTTTAATAACGTCTTGTAAAAATTTACCCACGCCTTTTGTTTTATTTCCAGCCATTAATTGTGTTTCAATTAAAGTGGAGCGAATTTCAATTAACGTGCTTAAATTGACTCCTTCTGAATATTGACCTGTGTTTATTTCTTTGCTAAGTCCTCTAATAAGACCTAATGCCCCTTCTTCATCTGGACCGTATTTTAAGAGAGGCTTTTGTACTGATAAATAATCGTCTATGTATGTAGATATTCCTTTTAAATCAGACGTTAACTTAGAAGTAAACGCATCTCCTATTCCTATAGATCCTGCCCCAGATCCTGCTTTTGAATCAATTCCTAAATTTCTAAGCGCGCTAAAAGCATCATCGTAATCTGCTCTAAAATTACTTTGCATTGATCGGTAAGATTCTCTAATAGTGTCTTGAACACTTTTACCCAACTGCGCTCTGCTTACATCTTCTAAAATTGGACCAAAACCTCCTGTTTCAGCAGAAAGATCTTTCATTAATTTATCAAGGTAATTAGAAACTTCTTTGTCAGCAGATTTTAATTTATCTCGCGCAATTTTTATTTCGTTTGATGCAGCTCCTGTCCCTTGAAAGTCAGAAAATTGTTTTGAAGCAGCTCTTTTAGCAGCTAATTTTTCTTGTAATTTAGCAAGCGCTGCCATGTTGTATCCTGCCAAACCTTTTACTCTGGTTGACTTGCCCGCAATGGTTTCACCAATTCCTTGCATCCTGCCTGGTATAGATCTTTGTAAAAAACTTTGACTAACAGCACCTTTAGCATCTAAATCTGCTATTTCTCCTTTCTTAACTGCTTTGGCGATGTCTTTTTCATTAGCCATTCTGCCTAACTTTTGATCCAGCCTCATTACGTCATCCATGTCGTACCCTTTACTAACCACGTAAGCATCTCTTACATCAATAGTAGGTGCTTTTTTACCAAAGAACGCTGCAAATCCTGTACCAATAAGTTCTCCTGCGCCCTGACCCAAGGCGGCAAACTTAAACTCTCTTAACATCAAGTCTTGAATTTCTTCTCTGTCTTGTAACTGTATTTGTTGTTGAGTTTCAAATGCTTCTTCACCACCTTTACCTAACGCAGCGCCAGATGCGGCAGCTAAAATTCTTCCGCCTCTTAAACCAAGTACGGATTGCAATAATTTAACTCCTCTTAAATGAGGAGACATCGCAGCTATTGCTCCAAATACAGGACCAACCAATCCTGAAAGATCAGCCAAATCCCCATGTGAATATCCTGTTTCGTCTACTACTACGTTTTTGTCGGTATAATCTTTTTCATCGTACAGGCCTTGTTCTATTAAACTTTTTTGACCTTCTGGAGTAATGGACAAATCGCCTTTGGTGTTGTACGTAAATCCTTCAGTACCAACGTAATTCATCAGTACTTTTTCTTTTTCTATTTCCCTACCGCGTTCATCTCTTTTTTCACCCAAACCCAAAAGACCCCTAAGTTTCATGCTTTTTAAGCCTGTCTCGTAATTAAAGTTTAGTTTATCGTAAGCTTCAGAGCCTGTTCTTTTATTGACTGCTTCTTTGGCCTTTAAAACAGCACTTTCTTGATCTTCTGCTTCTACTCTAACAATTACGTCTTCGGCTAGTTTTACGTCAAAAATCATTTTTTAGTATCATCAATAAACGTTATAGAAGAGTCGTATCCGCCGCTAATTTTTCCTTGTGAGCTTATAAATTGATCTAAAGGAGTTGCAAAATCTTTAAAAAATATTGTTGCTATTTCTTCATCTATAAGTTCAGGCGAATAACGACTTATATACAAAGTTCTGGATTTAATGTTTCTTTGAGCTTCGTTTCTTTTTTGTATAATGCTTCCAATGTTGTCATCTAATTTTATTTTTATGGCAGCTACTGTATCAAGTTTTAAATTATCTAAACTACCCACTACTCTTTTTGCAATGTCCCTGTCTATATTTGATATGGTTCTGCCAGACTCACCTAATATTTCTTTAATATTTCTATTGGTTAAAATTTCAAGTGCTATCTGCGCTCTTCTTGTAGATGATAATTTACTAGGATCATCTAATTCTCCTGTAAAACCGCCAACCACGTCAGCTACTGTTGCTCCAATTTTGCTTGTAAAGGATGCTAAATTTGAATCTCCATTTGCAAAATCTATAACCGATTGCGCTAATTCTTGCGCAGCTAAAGCATTGTTATAATCCCTAACATCTTGATTTAATTTAACACTAGCTTCAGTAACATCTTTGTAAACGCCTGGTGCTATTTTGTTAGCTTCTGCTTGATCTTTTAAAAATTTAGCGTAAGTTTCTGCTTCTTTCTTTTCATCAAGAGACTTTTCTTCAGCAGCAGCAGCAGAACCTAAAGCAATACCTTTACCCATTTCTCCTGTAGATACCATGCCTTTACCAAGGTTACGTACAAATCTAATAAAATCAGGACTTTGAGTGAATTGAGAAAAATTAGTTTCAGGTGCGTTACTGCGGGAGTAAGCGGATGGCGAGCTGGGCGTTTTACCTTTTTGTCCTGTTTTTTCTAAAGGTGTACCACCCTCTTTGATAGATTTTACAATTCTTGTACTAATTTCATCTCCAGGCGAAACTTCTCTGCTGTCTCCAGTAGGACCAGAAATAAAATCATCTTCTTTTAAAGGTTCTTCTACCCAATTTTTATATTCATCACTATTTTTATAATCATTTAAATCTTCTTGGCTTGAAAAACCAACTCTACCTTCGGGACCCTCCTCTAAAATAAATTCAGGTTCGCCAGTTTCAGGTTTAATTATTGGTCCTTCTGCGCCTTTTGCGCCAAGTTTTTCTAATTCATTTTCAATTGAACTGCTACCTGCTGCTGCTACTACAATATTATCTATAGTTTCAGGACTGAATCCACCCCTTGCTTGATACCCCTCTTCAAATTCTCCTTCAAAAAAATCTCTGGTTGTATCTCCCAATTTTTTTCCGCCAAAAAAATCAACTACACTTGGAACGGTTCTTTCTAATCCTTCTCTTCCTACGTCTACTGCTCCTTTTATAAAAGAAGTTATTCCGCTACCAAAGTCTTCTGGGCCAAATGCTTTACCTCTTCTTTCATCAAGTGTTCCTCCGCTTAAACCACCCATCATCCTAAAAATACCTGGCTCATCCTCTGTAATAAATTCTTTTAAAGCTTTATCTACGTTAGCTCCTGTTTCTATATCAGGTGAATTAAATATACGATAAATATGCAAACCAACTCCTTTACCATCCTTTATATCTTGTATGCCTTGAGAGAAATCTACAATTCTTCCGTCACTTAAACGTATTTCGTTTGGACCTAAAGTTTCAACTTTTGTTGGTAAATTATTTTCAGGGGTATCTCCAAATCCTTCTTCGTTTAGTAAAGAATCTATATCAATATTTGTGTTTATGGGTGGGAGTTCTGCTGGATTTAAACTTTGACCACTTTGTGTATAAGTGCCAAGTCTTGGTTCTAAAGTTAAATCAACAGGCGGCAGTCTTTCAGGTGAGATTTCTGGTATTATATTATAAGGACCTTCTCCTAATCCGCCGTCTCCTCCTAATTCTGGAAACTGAACTGAATCAATTTCAGCATCTTCTTTCATGGAACCGCCAATTTGTTGGGCTATGCGCTCAATAGTTAACATCCCTAAATCTTTTGGCATTTCCATGCCTCTAAGAGCGTAATCTTCTTGTAAACGTTCAAATATTTCAATGGGAGACAAGCCATTTGCAGAGTAATTCGCTATCTGAGCCGTTACGTCAACAAGTGGAGCGTTTTGTACGATGTCTCCATCAGCAAACATTCTTCTTTGTAATATGTTCATTTAACTGTATCCACCACCTGTAGTTGCAGGATTATTTGACGTGTTGGGGTCTTGTTGAGGGTATGGATTTTGACCTTGTTTATTATTGCCAGCAAAACTTGCATACGTATTAAAGAACGTACCCAGTCCCATAGTCAATGGATCTGCTGGTATGCCGTAAGTGTTATCAATTTGAGTCCCTCCACTCTGGTACTGTGGTAAGAATCCTTTTACGTAACTCGCCGCTTGCATCGGTGCAAAACGATTTAGGTCATCAGCAGCGTATCTTGAGTCTATACCTGCTTGTTTCATTCCTCTTGACGCATCATCGTATTGCATCAATTCACTTCTTTCACCTTGTCCGAGACGTTGATATTCTTGTCCAAGATCTCCATACGCTCTACCGTACCCTGCAATATCTTGTCCTATTCCTCCGATGTCTCCTGAAATTCCTCGTATGTCACCTGCAATGTTCCTTGCTAAATTACCACGTTGCCCGCCTATTCCAAGAAGGTCACTTGAATATCCTCTTCTGGCACCTAACATGCTTTGTCCTAAACCAGACTCAAATGATCCAGCTCTTTCTAAAGCACCTCTACCGTACTGAGATTCTCCAATCGCTCTTTGTTGAGCCGTATCAAACCCACCAGAACGTATACCTGCTAAAGCTTCTCCTACGCCCCTACCAAGTGCTGCCCTTCTTTCATCAGCCGAAAGTCTGGCTCTAGAACCAAAAGCAGATTCTCCGCCACTACCTATGTTTTGCGCTCGCGCTGATATATCATTTATCTCACCTTGTTTGAACGCATCATCCAAAGTTTGTTGTACTACTTGTTCTTCAAAAGGATTATAAAAAGCTTGGGTAGAACGAGGATCAAATCCTTGTAGAGACGCTCTTTGAAAATCTCTAGCAGATGGCCCTTGTCTTCCGTAACTGCTTGTTAGGTCTTGCATTCCACCTTGTAACTGTCTTTCAGCTTGAGAAAAATACGGTTGTTGTATTTGACCAGAACGACGAGTAGCACCTAAAGCTTCATTTATTAAACCCCTTCTTTGACCAGTGGTACCCATGCCCTGAGACAAAGCATTTTCGTAAGCACCTAAATATGGCTTGTATCCACCTATACCAGAATAAGCTCCTTCCATCGCTCTGTTAGCAAAGGGAGAAAAACCCGCTACCCCTTTTGCTTGAAAAGGTCTTCTGTAAGCTCTATTTGCCGCTGTAGTAGCTTGAGATATTATTCCTGGAGTGTCAGGCGAACCAAAATAAGCCTCCCTTACAAATGGATCTGATAAAGATTCTCGTCTTTTTATATCTTGTAAAACAGGATTAATTTGATTAGGTACTTCCGCCATTAGATTGCCTCAAATATGTTCATTACTTCACGTAAATTAGTTACACCTTTTTCTCTATCAGGATTGTTATTTTTAATTAACTCAATGCCTGTTTTTTTCTTTTTAACGTCGTAAGCACCAGCACCTTCAGTTGCTGCGGCTGTAAATACAAACTCACCATCGCTTAACATCGCTGGTATATCATCTGAAGTGCCCGTTCCAGGTCCTTCTGATTCACCACCGTCACGCATATCTATTTCAGCTACTCCGCCCTTTGCGTAGTACATTCTGTTATCTATTGGACCGCCCTCTGCAACGGACAATACAGCAGGCTTTGGTGCTAATCCAAACTCGCCTCGAGTACCGCCCGTTCCTAAGTCAGATGCCAATTGATATCTCCCTAATTGATCCATACTTACTTGAGGAGTATTGGCAAGACCGCCTTCTCTTCTTTTGTAATCGTCGTAAACCACTTTACCTAACATACCCATTCCAGCCATTCCAGCCAAACCGCCCAAACCGCCGCCGCCGCCAAATAATCCAGACCCTGTCTGTTGACCGCCAGTTAAGCCTAAATTAGCAAATAACCCTTTTTTATCTTGTCCTGGAAAAATGTATTCTCCAATTGCTCCCATTCCCCCCCCTGACCCTGGGATATTAATTTTTTGTCCTATTTGTAAAGATGTTGGATTTGCAAAAACGCTAGCCAAATCGGGATTGGCTGCTTTTAATTGTTCTAAAGTCATTCCGTTCTTAGCAGCTATTTGGCTTAAGGTATCTCCAGATACTGTTTCAACAGTTCCTCCGCCCATTCCTCCGCCAAACAAACTACCTAGACCGCCTCTTATACTTGGACCTATAGTTCCTCCAAACATTCCTGTAGCACCTGCTGCGGGATTAAAGAAACCACCCAGACCGCCTGACAAAGCGCCACCAACAGTTGAAAGACCGCTTGATAAAGCACCTCCGATACCAGGTATTTTACTAACTAAACTTGTTATTCCTCCGCCTAGTCCACCTAACATTCCACCTAAAACGGTTCCAACTCCAGGTATAAATGGAAGGATAGGAGCTACTACTTTGGCTACTTTTACTACTGACTTGAACGTTTTCTTTAACCAACCAAACTCAGGTAATCCTGTTATTGGGTTGATGGACATGCCTTCGCCTACCGTATAGTTTTCGGGTGATAGTCCTGCTGCCGTCATTTCTTGTTGCAAACGTTGTCTGGTTTCAGGCGTTATAACGGGCGGTACAACCATTTCGCCTGGAGCGACGTGAGCCATATACCTGTCTTCATCTCTTCCCAGAGAGGCTAATCCTTGTCGATTTGGGTCTATTCTATTCATCATATCTCTATTCTACCTATATTTCGCGTTCAGTTGTAAGCCAAAACACCAATAAATAACGATTTCCTGATTGAACAGGCAAACCTCGGTGCATGTGGGTATAGCTTGGAAAAATAAGAGCGTTGCCTTTTGGTAAAGGTTTTACAACGCCTCGGTTCAAAAATTCAGTTCCGCCACCCACGTAATCGCCTGTATTTAAAGGGACTACCATACTTATATCAGCACTCGCATCGTGATGCCAAGCGCCTTGTTTTTTATCTTTTAAGTTGTAATTGGCTATCTGTATGCCACCTCCCGTTACGTGGCGATTCCAAAGTGTGAGAAAAATAGGGTTAGCAACGGAAAATACAACGTCCATCAAAGATGCGTACAAGTCAGGTACCATTTCATTTAATACTATTTCTGGTATCTGTCTTAACTCGTCTTCGTTTGGATTAGGAGAAAATGAAAAATGTTTTTGCATATTCTCAATTTCATCTATCATCAATTTGCAAAATACGTCTGAAAACAACGGTACGTTATAAACGTCTTTAACGGGTTCTTCTATTATAAGTTTGAGTGATAACTCTTTTGGATCCTCAACGCCTTCACTTTTATAAAAATCTATTAAGTCAGGCAAAGAAGATTTAGCTAATTTTAAAGTTTCTTCTTCAATAAACCAATCAGCAGGATTGGCTAATAGAAGATTTTTAAGCGTGTAAGAAGGTGCAGGCTGATGAAGCTTTGTTACGTTGTTAAAATTATTTTGTTCTGCCTGCATATTACTATGAGTACCAATTTTCTATGTCCCATCCTGAGACAGAACTAGTTAAACTTATGGTAATATCTCCATTTGTTTTTACCGAAACAGAGCCTACCGATGCTTGCAGTTCGTACCCCTGTGGATTAACTGGGGTATGTAGCTGTATCCATCTAGTGCCAGTATATATCTGCAACACACCAATGGATGTATTCCATATTACATCACCAATTGAGAAAGCCAAAGTGTTGATTTTTTCATCGTTGTATTGGGGTGTTGAATCAGGATCAAATGCACCTAAGTTTATTTCTAATATTCTAACCAGTCGGTTGTATATATCTCTTTTGACAAAATCATTAGATTCAATAGGAAGTCTAGTTTCTAATAATTTGCTCATCTTCTGCCGTCAGTTTTGACGTCTAATCTAGTGGCTCCCACTCTCCATCCCAAAGACAAATTGCCGTCATTTTCTTGATCGTCGTTCGATTCTATTCTAACCACCGCTTGTCTTCCTCTAGCTCTTATATTGGCTTTAGTTGTACCAGAGCTAATTTCTGATGTCGCTTTAGTGGTTAAAGACTCTCCTGGATAGTTACGCATTTTGGTAACAATATTAATGGAACCTGAGTTTTCATCTTGTAAAAAACGTATGTCAGGTATGATTGAAGATATAGAAGAAAATTGATTTCCTTCTCCTATATCAAAATCACTGGACTCTATAAAAACGTCGGTCATCGCGCTACCGTCATCGTTGTAACCAATTTCATGTTGGTAGGCGTAACCATCTTTAGTGGCTTGTGGATAATTTTGCACTCCTGAATCTAACCAAGCGTGTCTTTCTAAATTACCGTAATACCAAACTTGTTCTTGCGTGTTATAAATAACGTAACGATCTATTTCAGTTGATGAACTGGAAGGGTAAAACCAACCTATTTCATTATTTTCACTGTTGCTAAAACCATGTATTTTATAAGCCTGTCCAACGTTAAAGTCTGAAAAAACATAATGCGAAACAGAACAAGGTAATTTTTGAACGCTACCGTTATATTGATAAAAACTTCCGTAACTCATAAAATAAATACCAGAATCTCCAGAAATGGCTGCTTTAGGTCCAATCAGTCCAGTTGCTTCGTTTATTAAATTAACAGCAAAAGTAAAAGGCGGCCCTACAAATTGCATGCTGTATACCGATGTGTCAGTAAATACAATTATTTCTTGTCTTGATTTAACAGCTCCTACTATTTTAGAACCACTTGATAACCTCAAAGATCCAGCCGTATTAGTAATTAATGGTTCAAACTCCAATGCGTTTTCTTGGTCACTAAAAGAAATTAACATCGGATCAATAACTGATGATCTGGAACTTCCAGATATAGGATCAGCTCCCAATATTATTAAATGCCTATCCACTTCAGAAGTGATTACTTGTAGACCTAGCGTTGGTACTAAATTGGCTCCACTTATATCAGATAAAACAACTGCTCTTGTACTAGTTCCATCGTTTTGTACCCATTTGTAGATACCACCACCACGCGGATTAATCATTAAATCTTCACCAAAATTATCATGTGTCCAGAGTCTTAACTGACCAGAAGAGCTAATTGCACTTGTTGATCCAAAAGTACCTGCTCCCCAAGTTCCTGATCCATACCCAGCAGAAGGAACGTAAGCATCTAGACCTACATTTATTTGATAAACTCCATCTACGCCAGACCCGCCGTTTCCAGTATCACTGCCATTAGCTGTAACCGTATCTCCTGATGTATCTTTTGCAGTTATGGTGTAAGTGTTTACCGTCAAAACCCCAAGAACTTGATATTCTTGATTTAAAACTGCTGCGGTTACTACACCACCTAAAGTTGCTGCTCCAGAAATAGTAACAAAGTCATTTGCTACGGCTCCATGACTCGAATCGGTAACTGTTATTGTAGAAGATCCACTGGTTGCTGCAAAAGTAATGCCGTTAGTTGTTGTTGCTCTTACTGGTGTTATATCGTTATAAACGTTTCCTTCTTTAATGTAATATTTCCAAGTGGTGCCTAAACCTAAATAAATATTACTACCAAGGCTCATCCAGTTATGCAAGGCTCTTCCCGTACCTAAAAATGTATTATCTGTTAATTTTTCCCAGCCACTCATTTTTTCAACGTGACCATTTCTAAAACGAATTAAATTTCCGTCAAACCATCCCCCCTCATTGTCGTAAGCCGTTCCGTCACGGTTAATACCAGGTTTTAAAATTAATTTGGTGTATGCCATTTATGTGTTTCCCCATTCTTTGCTTTCAAACATTAACGCTTCTGCTGCTCTGCGTTTAACCAAACCACCTAAAACTACCCCGTTAGCTTTGTTCCATCTTTTAATCTGTTCTGGAACTTCATCGTACTTGCCTTCGTTTAAAACTTTTAGCATGGTTGATTCTTTAAGGTTTGTTGGGCCAAGGTTGTAAACCCATGCGGTTAGGGCGTCAAATTGATTTTGATTTAAAGAAACATCAACCATATCGTCTATATATTTAGTGTATTCTATAAGCTCACCAGCTAACATTTCATTAGCTTCTTGTTGTGTAATTTCCATATCTTCTGTGACACCTTTAGTAACTCCATATCCAATGGTTAGCACATTAGCTGGACAGCGATAAGCCTTTAATTCACATCCTTCATAATGTTTAATTAAAGCCAAACCTTCTTTAGATATATTCATGGTTTTATTCGCCCCACGTTCCGTCTTCTGTGATTTTTCCTGTCTTTGTTCCGCCCCAGTACTCAACTGCGTGTTTTTCTTTAATGAGTTTGGCGCAAATATCTTCACCATCTTCCGTATAAGGGATGCCAAGAATCCTTCCATATTTACCTTTACCTAATGATTTAATTTTAAATGAACCTACACAAAGCTCTTCTAAACGTTTTTTAGCCTTTAAACCCAATGCTTTTTCTTCTAAGTTTCTGGTTCTAGATTCTGGAGTGTCAATTCCAGCCAAACGAACTCTTTGTTTGTGCAGTTTGACATCAAAACCAAGGTCTAGAATGCAGTCCAGGGTATCTCCGTCTACTATTCTATCTAAGGTGGCGTTATAAACAAAAGCCTCTGGTGCGTCACTCATCTTTTTTCTCCTGTGGTTTGTCTAACTCTCTGTAATATTTGATTATAGAAAGTATGTCTTTAGTGTAACGAGTTATTTCAGCCATATCCATGCTCAAATTTTCATATTCTTTACTGGAAAGTGCGTAATATGCTTTTCTTGGAGCCTCACCCTTTTCAACTAAGTCTAAATACTCTTGCATCAGTTCTGGTGTAATTATTTCCCAATCTACTTTTGACAAGCTCATAGGGTATGGCAAAGGGGGATGATAGAGAGGTGCGCGCTCTGCGATGCTTCTGACTTCTACAGGTTTAACCCCTTGCATTAAAGAGCAACTGGCCATTAATACACTAAGACTAATTACTACTAGGTGTTTCATTAAATTGATTTGGATTGCTTAATTTTTCTAACGTTGCCATTACTCTATTTGATGCTTTGTTTACTTTGTTTTGTAAAAGACCTGGTTTAGCTAAAGCCAATTCATCAAGATCGTGATTGGCAAAAGTTTTACGTAATCTATTAACGTCTTTCATTGCTTCTTGTTTATCAGCTTCAAGCTGATTTAACTGTGTCTGTTGATTCTTTTGTTGCTCTAAATAGTTCTTAATAGATTCGTTCTGTTTTTCTATTTCAGTCTCTAAAACTATTTGATTTCCTTTAAGTGTGGATATCTGGTCTTGCAGGTAATCAATGTAATACAGTGATCCTGCAACGCTTACTAACAGTAAGCCTCCTAATATTAAACTTAACTTAAATCCCATGTATACACTTCCAACGGTTTATCCTTGCCTTTTACCTTCAAAGGTTGTAATAATTCTAACTTATAATCAGTCTTTATGGCAGTGTTGTAACCAATTAACACATCCACTCCAGCTTCTTTAGTTCCTGATTCAAGTCTGGCTGCAATATTTACTGCATCTCCAATAGCCGTAAAGTCAAATCTAGAGTCACTTCCCATGTTACCTATTACTGCATATCCTGTATTTACACCAATTCCTATTGCTATTTTAGGCAGTCCTTTTTCTTCAAGTTCTTCATTTAAAATAACCATATTTAATTGAATGTCTCTTGCGCAGTCCAAAGCTTTATTTTCATGTAAATCTAAATCCAGTGGTGCATTAAATATAGCCATCATTGCATCGCCAATGTATTTATCCACCATTCCTTCGTGTTTTTGAACTGCTGTCTGTTGTGCGGTCAATGCTTTGTTCATTATGTAAGTCACATCTTGAGGATCAAGCTGTTCAGACATCGACGTAAAACCTCTTACGTCTGTAAATAAAAATGTTGCGTATCTTTTATCTCCTCCTAATTTTAATAACTCAGGATTGTCTTGTAATTTTTTAATTTGGCGAGGATCTAGATAATGTTCAAATTGTTTTTTGATCTGTTGACGCAATTTATACTGCTCTCGGTAGTTTAAATAGAACGCAACGGTCCCAGTTACGAATTCTGATATTAAAGTCCAAGAAACATCAATTAAAATGCCTTGATTGATCGTATAAGCTCCGTAAACGCCCGTTAAGGTTATTATTCCTACCCCTGTTAAGATGCCATTAGTTACTCCAAAAACGTTCAATGCTGTCCACGTAAGAGAGACAAAAATGAGAAAAATTAAAATTTCTACAGCAATTGCATAATCGGGAACATAAGGACTATTTTCAATCAAAATTGACTCTGCTAAAGCTGCTTGTATTTTGTGAGGCTCTAAAAATCCAATTGGAGTTGCCAATTGAGGCATAATTCCTTTGGCAGTAAATCCAATAAAAACAAATTTGTCTTTAACGTTCATTTCTTTTAAATCCGTTTGTGGAGTATTCACGAAACTTATCCACTTACGACCCAGAGAATCTACTGGTACTACTGGCAAGCCTTTTACTCGTATTTCTTCTAGGCCATTATCATTTGTTTTTATAACGTAAGTATCAGCGCCTGCTAAAACTTTTAACACTTCAGTTCCAAATGCAGGGACCCATCCGTCAGGAGTTCTTAATAATAATGGCAATCTTCTGATAAGAGAATCTATTTCAGGTCTGGCTACGGCTATACCTTGGCTGGCGTTTTGTTTCAGTATGTCTATATTTTGTATAACACCTGATGCATTGATACCCCCCTGGTCTTCTCCTAAAATAACAGTTCCAGTTGTAGGTGGATAAGATCCATTGTCATTTTCAAACATTGCTAGAACAGAAGAACCGTATGAAAGTGCTTTTGCAAACTCTTTATCTCCTCCAAATCGATCTGCCTGAGGAAAGGCGATTGTCCAACCTGATCCTATTGCCCCTCTATTTATAATTTGCGCTTGTATTTTAGCGAGCCTTTGTCTAGGTAACGGATAACCGCCCTCTCTAGTTATATCATCTTCTGTAATGTTAAGTACAGTAAAATATCCTGAAGGTTTTTGTTCTGGAATTAACGCATCAAAAGTTTTTAATTTTAATATCTCTAAAGGTGTAATTTG